AGGTCGGCAATCCCACAACCTATCTGCACCGTGAAGAACATGCTAAGGCGACCCCGCCGGCAGGTATCCAGGGAAGGGTCGAAAGTCATTTGGCCGCCCACTTGTAACGGGTAAGGCCCTTACCCGGCTTGGAGGCCACCAGATCACCCCTTTTCACCATCCGCAGCACCGACGCGCGGGTGCCCGAATAGGTGTAGTTCATGTGGTCCGCGATTTCCGGGATAGTACGGCCGGTGTCGGAAGTAAAGGCTTTGTACTTGGCTCGGGAACCCTTGAACTGATCGGGCACGTTTTTGGCGTGGTAGGTCATTCCTCGGGGCCTTTCCGCAGGTTGCCGTGTAAACAGATCAAGTTAAGGATTGCGAACAACAGCCATTTGTTTTCCTCTGTGTGAAGGTAAAGGCCCATGCACATTAGAAAGACAAGGGCCGACAAGATTGCTATGGCGGCAGTAATAAGGTTTCTCACTTCAATGTCTCCAAGAAAGCGTCCACTTCGTCGTAGGTGGACAGCACCACTACGTCCTCCCCAAGTGACCGCATACGGTCGTGTTCCCGCAACTGTCCGGGGCGGGGCTTGGCGCCCGGGCGTTTGCACTCAACCCAGGCGCAACGCTTGACGTGCATCACCCGGCGGTCAGGGCAGTGCCGCCGGCCGACCCATTCAGCTTTGCGGACTTCCCCGCCCATGCGCTTGACGCCTTCGGACAGGTAATCTTCAATTTGCTTTTCGATGACTTCAGAATCAATCAATTTGCTGCTCCTTGTTTACTGGTTGCTCAATTGGTGGACGAACGAATGCCCGTCATGGTCAGACCGCAGAACCCCACTTCACCATCGACAATCAAGGCGTTTTCACCAGGGGAGGTGCATTTCGTCACGATGGATTCCAGGGCTTTGATGTACGCCGCCTGAGAAGTCAGTTTGGCGGCCACCCGGTTGTCTGCGGACTCTTGGGTGGCTTCGACCGTCTTGCTGACCACACCATAGGCCAGAATCAGCAGGAACGCGACCAGGGCGCCGCGGAGTACCGGCAGGATTACTTTGTCCAGGCCGGCGAGGATGGCCGCGTTGCGTAGCTGCAGCTTGCGGTAGTGGGCGTAGTTGAATAAGGTGTTCATGTCCGCCCCTAGTGCGTAGTCGGTGGCGAAAGCCGAACAGCATCAATCGCGTCCCGGAGGGGCATACCTTCAGTCGCGCAGATGGCGAACACGTTGGCATGTACCGGCGAGCCGTCGATAAAGATGGTTCCCGGCTTGGGGTTGGCTTCCAGAAAGTCCAGGCGTTGCTTGTCCTGGTCGCCAATCGACAACCGGCAAGCGATACTCATGGCCTCGTACAACTCCGGTGAAGTAAGCCCCCCAAGTACGAGCATGACGGCGTTCACCTGTTCTGGTGAAATTTGCAGGCGCCGTACCTCGGGGTGGTTCTTGATCTGTTCCCAAACGGTCACTTTCGCTACTCCTATTTGAAATTTGTTACTTTACAAACCAATTTATGCAGGGAAGCCACTGAGAAGCGACTACCAACACACTCGTTCCGGTCGAACAACTTGTGGTAAACCAGATACCGGGTGCCTTTGGGGTCGGCCTTTTCAACCACGAAATACCCGTGGTCACGGGCTATCTGTTTGGCTTCCTTGATTACCTGTAGGGGGTTTCGCTGTTGGGGCATGTTTATTCCTTGCTAAATCTTAGGTCGTGCCGGAAAGCGTGGGGGTGGAATCCTGTTCCTCAATTACCAGCTTTCCAATTTGCTGAAGATTCCCAAGGTTATGGCCTTCTTTCAGCAGCATGACGCGGGCTTTTGCAACATTTACTTCAGCCTGCAAAGACGAAGTGATTTCCTTGGACAGTGCGGCAATCGCAAGGCCCTTATCAACTGACATATCACTGGAGCGAATATCGGAAATGGTTTGGGCCAGGGTGCGGCGAACGTCGCCGGATGTGCGGATTACCTCTTTGATGGTCATTTTTGTTTCTCCTTGATTGCGTTGATAAGTTGCTTGGTTAAGCGTCGGGTAAAAAGCTGTTCGCGTTTTAGCTCGATAAGTTCTGGTGGCGCGTCACGGGTGGGTATTCCAAGGGCGTTTGCGACATACGAGTTCGGTAGTTCTTTGGTTCGCCGGGTGTAAAAGGCTTTCACTTTTTCTGGATTTTTAGCACGCCAACAGGCTGTATATGCGTTCGCCTTCTCAGGATTTTTAGCACGGCTCTGGGCGTAGAGGGCTTTCGCCTTCTCAGGATTTTCAGCACGCCATCGGGAGACACGGGCCCTCACCTTTTCAGGATTTTCAGCACGCCACCGGGCGCTATTGACTCTCACCTTTTCAAGATTTTCGGCATACCACCGGGCGTGGTTGGAGGCGGAGCAACGCTTACAAATGCTACGCACCCCCGACGATTTACTGCGGTCTTTATAGAAATCCGAAAAAGGCTTCTCAGCCCCGCACTTCGTACATACCTTCGTCGACTCACACATTTCAAAAGTCCGTTTGTCATCTGATGTAGCGCAGTTTATAAAACGCTAAACAAGTAGTCAACATATTTTTTAACGATTGCTAAATTATTTAGTCCTTCCGATACCGGACATCCTCAAACCCCGCAGCGGCCAGCGGCAGACCTTCGGCCCAAGCAGGATTCAACGACATGAGGGCGGCCAGGTGGTCGGCGGAATATGCCGGTAGGTCGGGCGTTTCTGTGATTTGCTCGTCGTGAACCGGAATCAACAGTTCGTACCCGGCATCTTCGATCATCGGCGCGTTGAACTTGAACACGTCCCGACTGCTGGCCTGCGTGACGTTTTCAGCCAGCTTGCCGGAATAGGTCTTGATGCGTAACCACTGGCGGGTAAAGTGATTTACCCCCATGTAAGAAAGTTTCTCGTCCGGTCCTTCCAGCTTGGGGTTCGGGTAGCACAAGGACCGGCCTGACGGCAGGATAAGGCGAAGCCAGGACTTCTCTTTGACGGCCGACACACGGCGGGCGGTGAACACCTTGCCCGGTTCCAGCATGGCGTACCGGAAGGCGTTTTCCAGTTCCTTCCACCAGGCCGACGTTTCCGGGTGCGCCATACGCCACAGGCGCTTGAACGAGTCGCAGACGATGTAGGTCAGTTCGTCCATTTCATAGTCGCGGCCCTTTTCCACGGCCCACTTGTAGGCTTTCCGTGCCTGCCCGACCACTTCCGGTGGGATGGCAGGGTAGGCGACCACGGCCATGTCGTCCAGGTCGATGCCGTAGGCGATGGCGAACGTGACGAACGCACCAACCCCGCCTTCGTAACCCAAGGCCAGTTCCATGACCTTACCGATTTGGCGCATGGACCCGTCACCAGACTTCTTGTTCTCCATGACTTCTTCAGGGGTGATGCGGAACGCCTTTGCGTAGGCCAGGGCGTACAGGTCGTGCCCGCGGCGGGTCGGTTCACCCTTCTTGTCCAGCTTCAGTTCGATTGGGCGGCCGGCAAGGACCGAATCCCTGATCTGGTCGCCGGTGTACCAGCGGCCATCCACACCCAAACAGGTGTCGTAGTCGCGGAACGCCTTCAGCTTCCATTCCTCCCCGGATAGCCAGGCCAGCTTGCGGCCTTCGATATTGGACAAGTCGGCCACTACCAGTTTGCCGCCAGGGGGCGCGATTATCGAACCCCGAACGGCGGATGACAGCAGTTCCATCGGGTTGTCGTAAATAAGGTCCGCGCAGTCGGCCTTGATGTTCTCGATACCCTCAATGATGGCCTTGTGCTTCATGGTGGGGCGGGGGAGGTTTTGCAACTGGACACCACGCCCGGCGTCCCGGCCGGTACGCATAGCCCCACAGAACTGCGTGGTGTTGCGCAGGCGGCCGTCCGGTCCCGTCAGCTTGGCGAACGCCTCATATTTGGATACCGACGTGCTGGACGCGGCCAGGCGATTGCGCAGCAGGGTTACGACGACATCCGGCAGGTCAACGTCCGACTTCAACAGGCGTTCGACGGTGGCCCCTCGGAGGTCGGGCAAGTCCAGGTCGTAACGGTCATTCAACAGGTTCAGCAGGACGGTACGTTGGGTGGTGGCTTTCACCCCTTTGCCGGTTTCGGCGTCATACCCGGTCAACTCTTGGGCTTCTTCGGCCAGGGCCACCTTTGTACGGCTGGCGGTTGCGATGGCCTTGTTCACCAAGTCAACGTCGATCTGCACGCCGCGGGTATTCATTTTCTGGTCAAGATGCCACAGCGCGGTTTCGCGCTTGGCGACTTCACCGGCGCCCCCGTAGTTGCACTTGGGCATCTTCTTCACGACGGCACGCATGGCCTCGATGTCGTTGGCGCCGTACTGGATGAATCGCGCCCATTCTTCCGGGTGGGTGTGCCGGGTGGCGCGGCCGGTCCAGGCAGCGCGGGCCGCGGCCAGGGCTTCCCGGTACTCTTTCGGCGTGGCGAAATCTTCCCGTTTCAGTGTGTGCTTGAACGGTTGTGGGCAGCAGAACAGTTTGACCAGGGCCTTGCCGTCCTTCAACTTGGCCTTGTCCTCTGCGATGTTGAAAATGTGGCACAACTTGTCCAGGCCGCCGGGTAGGGAATGGGCCAAGGCCATTGCCATTGAACAGCGCAGACGGTGGGGGGCGATGTAGAACCCGTTGGTGTCGCACACGGACTTGTCGAAACGGGCGTTGTGGAAGAACACCAACAGGTCTTGATCTGCCAGATATTCTTCCAAGTCCGCCGGCATGATCGGGTCTGCTGTCCGGTCCCAAACGTGCACTGGGCCGTCGTTCAGGGCGTATTGGAACAGCATGATTTCCGCGTCACGGGAATATCGGTCGGTCCCTTTGCGAATGTCGGTTGGACTGAAGGTTTCGGTGTCGGACCAAAGGATGTCAGCCACTTTTTACCTCCAATTTCGGAGGAATTTCGATGCTGTAGGAACGCCCGCCAGCAGAGAACACCAACTGGTTTTTATCAAGTGCTACGTCAACTTCCGACATACCATGAAAACCAACATCAAGGTAATCCAGTGCAACCTTGAATTCCACGTAGAGATAGTCACCAGTCATTTTTGCTTACCGTGAATCTTGTTGAACAGCCGGCGGAGCGTGTAACTGCGGGCAATCGACGCCACTGTGAAGATGGTCGTAATCCAGAAGTTTTGCGCCAGTGTGAAGGCGTGTCCGAACATCGGAAAGACGACTGCGGACAGGCAAAGGGAAAACACAAAACCGACGAGTGTTCCGGTCCAGGCTTCGATCAGGGATTGGAGGCGGGTCTGCATTACAGCAAGTCCTCCGCTGCGGCATCAACGATTCGCTGGCGGGCGATTTCCAGGTAGCCGGCGTCTTGCTCGATGCCGACGAAGCGGAAACCCTCGTACAGTGCCGCTTTTCCCGTACTCCCGGAACCCATGAAGGGGTCCATTACAACCCCACCAGGAGGGGTAATCAACCGGCAGAGGTAGCGCATTAGCTCGGTCGGCTTGACCGTCATGTGGGTGTTGTTGGCGCCTCTGTCTTTTTTGGTTGCCTTGGCACAGAAGAAAAACCGTGCAGCGGAAAGGTCGTCGCCATCGTCGTATCCGGCAATCTTGTCGCTACCGGCGAAGCCCCACCCCTTTTCCTGAAGGCGGGCAACGCTGTCTTCCGACGACTTGACCCTATGGGGTTTGCATCCCGGGTTGTCATTAGGGAACAACGCAACTACTTCGTCGCTGCCGTCGTGAATCAGGTTCGCCGGGTGGCGACCCTGGTTGTGCGGCACGTAGGCCACCCGCTCACGTTCACCATAAGTATTCGCGGTAGGTGAACCCTCGTCACCATCAACCCCGTACTCTGTGCGATCCCCTTTTGGTCGGATAACCCGGCAGGCGTCGATGTTCAACGGCAGCACTTTCTTGGCGGCCTTGCGCGCCACGGTGATGGCTTCCCATGCGGGTTTCAGCCAACCCGATTTCGGCATTCCCTGGGCGTACACCCACCCGATCATGTCCCGAATCTCAAAACCGGCATCCTCAATGTTCACTGCCATGCGGTGCTGCGTGCGCGTGCCTGCGAATGCCAGAAGGTGCCCGCCCGGCTTGAGTACGCGAAGGGCTTCTCGCCAAACCTCAATGGCCGGTACTTGGTAGTCCCAATGGTGATTCATGAACGACAGGCCATAGGGCGGGTCGGTAACGATGCTATCCACCGAGTTGTCGGGCAGGCCGCGCATCACGTCCAGGCAGTCGCCAAGGTGCAGGGTGAAGGTCATTTCGCACACGCCTTTTCGATCACACCCCACGCGGCTTCAGCAGCTTCGGCGGCGGCAGTTCCCCCAAGTTATACGGGCGGGTATTCGCCCGGTGCAAGACGTACTGCTGCATGAATTCCCGTTTTGACAGGGCACCTACCTTCGGCGGGTTACAAGGGGCTTCCGGCTTTCTGTAGGTGGGAGGGACGTTCTTTCGCATGGTGTTTTCTCCGGTTAAGTTTTCCAGACCCCGACTGCTATTTCCCGTAGCCCGTTGCCTTATGAAAAGGGTTGATCGGTGCCGGGGTCTGGAAAACGCCCTGTTGCCAGGGCGAGGGGGTTACTTCGTCACTTGACGGAATCGGATGCCGTCGGCCCTTGGCAGAAGCAGTCCGGGGTGCCATAGGGTCAGTTGCCCTTTCATAGTGTTTCCTTTCAGGTCAGATCAGAACCGTCATCGACTTCCCCACCTAGGGTTTCGATCATGTCAGGGATAAAACGGACGAACTCGCCAGTCATCAACGCGAAGTCGGCATCGAACTGTTCGTCGGCATGTTCGGCGTCCTTCTCGGCTTGTTCTTTCAACATGTCAAGAAATGTCAGGCGCTTGATTTCCAGCTTTTCGGTCAGCACGAAGGAAATCCGCTCGTCCCATGTCAGGGCCAGGCGGGTTGGCAGTTTGCCGGCGGCGAGGTGCCCCTTGATTTCCTCGTTTGTCTCGTCACTCAGGACGTGACGCTTGAATGCAACGACGGACTTTTCTTCACCAACTGCCTTCAGTTCACAGTCCCGGTCGATGGTGAAACCGTCCGGTGCTTCACCGCCGGCCAGCCAATCAGCCATAGACGCTTGCGGAGACTTTTGCGTGCGCGGCATGGTCAACGGGAAGGTGTCCAGGCTATATCGCAAGTGTTCAACCACGCCGTCAGCCTTGGCCTGCGACGAGGTATCCACGCCGAACCAACCGTTTTTTGGGTCAATCCAGACGAACGTATTGGTGACTTTGGTGAACGCCTTGGGCAGCAGTTCTTCGATCACTCGGTCTTTCAGTTCGCGCAGGGCCTTTTTACCAGGGCAGTATCCAAATTCTTCTGCCCAGGCGTCCGCGCGGCGGGAGATTTCCTTGTTGACGACATCGTTAGGCAGCAGGCGGACTTCCGCTCGTAGACAAGCCAGCCAGTGACCCCCAATTGCGTACAGCAGGTTGCCGCCAGGGCGTACCGGGTGCCAACCACGGGACCTTGGTTCGTGAGGTGCGCACGGCGTAAAGGTCGCACGCGAAAGTTGTTCTTCAAGTTCGCCGCGGGTGATGTTCCAGGGTGCAGGCAGGCGAAACAGGGTCAGATTCTTAAACCACATGGGTATCCCTTTGTTGTAGCGGGGCGCAGGCTGATACCTGCGCCCCACAGGTCTTAGGCCAGGTCGTCGCCGTTGTCGTCGTCCTCAATGACCTCCATACCGGCAGCGTCGGCCGGCTTGGCGCCACCGAAAGATTCGCCGTCGGAGTGGAACTGGACGGTAATGAGGGTGCAGCGGATACCCTTGTTGTCGCCGTCTTGCGCCCACACATCGACCTTCAGGTTGCAGTAGCAACCAGAGTACGGTTTGCCGTCACCCTTCGCCAGCGGGTTCAAACGCTGGTCAATGACCATCGGGCGGCCGTCATCTTCACGACGGCGGGCAGTCAGCACCCAGGAACCCTCGGGGTGGTTGAAATCGACTCGCTTGCTGTCGATGTACGGGAACGCCTTTTTGTCCATGCGGAATTCTTCGTACATGGCGTCCCACTTGCCTTCCTTGGGCCACTTGGCGATACCGGCGGATTTGATGGCGTCACGAATCAGCGTGTCGTTTGTCGAACCTGGTTCGATGAACGCCTTGATGCTGTACGCAGTGCTTTCCTTGAAGGTTTCCGGTTCAAAGACCTGGACGAAGCCGACGCGGACTTTCTTGAGGATGATTTCCATTTGTTTACTGCTCCTGTTAAGCGATTGCTAAATTTGTGGACGAACTAACACAGGTCGTTGCCGTCATCCTTGACTACTGCCGGGGGCGGGGCTTCTGTGACGGGGGGCGGGGCTTCTGTGACCAGGGGCGGGGATTCCTCAACGACCTCCATGCCACTGGCGTTCGGCGCGATGCTGATTGCCGGGCGGGTGTCCGACACATGCGCAATGGACGGGGCACCGTCTTTTTGCTCAATGTGCTTTTGGGCCTTCGTCCACTTGCGGGGATTTTCCTTCAGTACCTTTTCTGCCTGTGCGGGAGAAATCAGCGTGAAGTTGTACATTTCGTCCTGCCGCAGCTTCATGGACTTGAGCATTTCTTCCACTTCAGCCGGGTTGTCCCATTGGCGGTTGCCCTTACGACCGGCGACGAACTTCAAGCCTTGGGCTTCCCCGATCTCCCCGGCCTTCATCTTCTCGAAAACCTTTTTGCGGATGGATTCCACCCAGGCTTCGATCAACGGCAGGCGCAGGTAATACGCGGCCAGCAGATTCGGTTCAATCGGCATGTACGGCTTCAGTTCAGTTTCAACCGATTCCATACCCGTCAGTGCGTCCTTGTTGTTGAACACGGTTTCCCTGACGGTTTCGGCGTACTTCTGGCAGTCGGCCTTGGCGCGGCAGAAGGTACACTGCTTTTCGCCCGGCCGCTGGTGGTGGTGATAGGCCCCTGGACTTTCGCACTTCCACACCTGGATTGCGTGGTAAGCGCGTTCCTTGGTGCGCTCGGTATCCTTCGCCAGCACTTCCGGCGTGCAGTCCCACTCGGACGGGGTCTTGCGGGTCGTCGGCTGGATGATAACCAGGCGGATGTTCTTGATTTCCACTTGATTTCCTTTCAGCACAAGTCGTCGCCGTCATCTTCGACCGCAGGGGCTTCAGATACCAGGGAGGGGGTATTTTCCAGGGCGACAAGCTGGCCCAACTGATACGCCCGGAGCGCGGCAGCAGCATAACCCATCAACTGATCGTTTTCCTTGGCGTCCACGTTGTTGTGGCCGGTTTTCAAGTCGATCACGATCAGTTCACCGTCACGGACAACGATTGCGTCGGCAGTACCCACTGCATCTTCCTCGCCCGTAATCCAGGAAATGTCCAACTGCTGTTCAACGAACAGGATGCCGGTATCGCCCTTGTAGGTAAGCACGGTGTCCACGTAGGTCTGAACGAGGTCGGCCATGTCGTCATTGAAGGTGAACTCAATACCCTCCACGACTTCCTTGTAGCCGATGAACTCCTTGGCCGTCTTGCCTTCGGTCAGGCAGAAGGCCGCGACGTGGTGCTGGAACGTGCCCCGCTTGGCCGCTTCACCCGCGGTATCCGGGTATTGGCCGTGCTGTTCCATTGCCACCTTTGCCGGGCAGGCTTTCCAGGCGTATGCCGAAGAAAAGCCCAAAGCGGCGTGCCGCTCGGGTTGCGGTGCGGCGACCGCGTTTTCGGATTGGCTCATGTGTGAGTCGTCCGATTAAGCCAGGGCCTTCAACTTCACGTCGAACTCAGCCAGCTTTTCAGCATCGGCAATTTCGCTGGCCTTCTTGACGCCGTAATCGTTCAGCAGGCCAACAACAGCGTCACGGCCAGCGGAGGCAATCTTGCTCTTGATAAGCGAGGCGCGTTCATCCTGCGACATCACTTTCGCCGCGGAGGTTTCGGCCTTCTTCTCCTGCACATCGGCGGCCACCGCAGTAGACTTCGTATCTGCAGTTGCCGTAGCAGCATCCGGCTTTTTTGAGGTGTCCGCCTTGTCGGTCTTGACCGAGGCGGGGGATTTTCCAGCAGGGGATTCGATAATCTTCACGTCGCCGGATGCGGCGGCAAGGGCGTGGAGTTGATCGGCATTGGTGATGGTCAAGGTGATTTGCATCGGAAACATGGTTTGCTCCTGGTTGATTGAAAAAACAGTTTAGGTGTTACGAATCGCTAATTTAGCAAGCGCGAAAAAACTTTGCAACTGAATTTTAGCGAAGTGTAAAAATCAGGACGAAGAAAAGCCCGACTGAACGTGCTTGTGTTTCTTACCCTGCCAGCTTTACGAGGCGTTCCACATACTGCGCAAGTGCCTCTCCGTCTTTGGAAAAATCTTCATATACCAACGATGCAATCTCTGTGAACTGAGTTGGCGTCATACGAATACCCTTCGCGGCCGCCTGGTCCCGAACCATCGTGGCACAGGCAGTAAAGCGGTCCATATCCAACATGGTCAGAGGTATTTCGCTTTCCTGTTTGCGTGTTTCGGTCGGCACCACAGAAGCTGGGGGAGGGGATTTTCCGACGGCGACCGGATTGCCGAAGCTGTCCCGCTCAACGTCTAGCCACTTGTCGGCCAGGCCAAGACCCTTCTCAAACTTACGGGCGTTGTCCTTAGTGATCGGACGAGTTGGGTTCTTGCCGGCCATCTGGCTAATGTAGCGCGGGCCTGTGTAGCCGCAGGCTTTTGCCACACTGGATGCGCCACGTTGGTTAACAATGGTTCTCAGATTGTCGCGTCGTATCTCATAGATTGTTGGCATATTCAACTCCTAGTTTGATGGCGGGTGTCTTTTTTGAAGTCTTAGGATATACGTTTTAGCATTTGCTAGAAAATATAGCAAGTGTTAAATTCGTAACTGTTTGTTGCAAGTAGGAAAAAAGGACATGAACCAACTTCGACTATGGATGGACACCGCAGGGCGAGAAGAAATAGCTGCGTTGGCGGAACTGGCCGGGACCAGCGTAGGAACGCTTAATCAAATCGCCGGTGGCTATCGCACCAAGGGTGAAGCAAACGTGCGCTCCGGTCTTGCCTACCGCCTGGAAAACGCCGCCACCATCCTGAACAAGCGGAACAAGCAGTTGCCGCGACTTCTCCGAACGGACCTCTCGCCGGAATGCCGGGGGTGTGATTTTGCGCAGCGTTGTCTGAAGGAAAAGGCAGCCGCTTCCGGCTTCAATGTGATTGCCGAAAGTTGACCGGGGGAGGGTATTTTCGACCGGGGGCGGTAAATTTCCACTATCGGAAAAATATCTCCAATAGAGCGTAGCAATTGCTAAGAGAAAAGCGGTGTGAACTTTTGAATGATTGTTCACACACCTAACCTGCGTCGGGTAAGTGCGCAGGACCAACAGGCGGGCGTACTGGAAACTTTTTCCCACTTTCACGGGTTATTGGTTTTCGGAAACCAGTACGTCCGACCTGTTGGTGGCGGCAAGCAAACAGGGTTAGCGTAGTTGTCGGATGCCCCTCGACTGGCCTGGGTCAGTGACACGATGCGGAGGGGTTGCGGTGCGGTCGGCCATGCTTGAGCCGGCAGGCGGTACGCAAAGGCGCCGGCGCCCACTACCCGCCACCAACAGCCAGCAAGCGGCGTAGCTGAATAGGGAACCAACTGGAAAGCCTCATAAGCCCAGGAGTGAGGAAGGCAGGGGCAGTAAGGCTACGCCGCCCAAACAACGGACCATCCACATGGTCGTAGCCAAACTCTCCGACGGTAAGATAGTCCAGGTCTTGAAGCCGGCACAGGCGGTCAGCTTCGCGGCAGGGCGCTTTATTCTGGTCTGCGATAGGTTAACCAACGTTCAGTCCCAAATCGTACCTTGGTG